TCCACAGTAAATCTAAATTTTCTTTTTGGATCTTTTAGTTCGGCACTTTCTCCGAAATTTGTTGACCAGAATGGCATTGTTGAATAACTCCTTAATCTATTTTAATTAGTGTACGGGAAGAAAAACCCCCCGCACTTTTATTTAGTCGTCAAATGACGCTCCTGTTGACATAATCACGAAGTCAATCGCGATATACTCGATAGCTCTAGCTGGCTTGATCATGATCTTGGCATACAAGATGTTCTGATCGATCAAATCGGGCGTAGTGGTAGAAGAATCAAGGATCAACTTATAGTCACTGAGACCGAACTTGGTCTTGACGTTAGCTAAGAAGGGATCAATTAGACCGATGAATCGGTTCCAGGTTGATTGAACGTTCTGCTCAAAGAGAATCTGGGTAGAGAGAATCGAAATCTGCTTCTTCAGGTAGATCACCAAACGTCTGACGTTGATTCGATCGAGGGCAGATTGACGCTCTTGAAGGGTCTTCTGACCGAACACTACAATCCCAGAAGATGGGAATGAAGCAATTGGGTTGATACTAGCTTCATATAGCGTGTCGCGATCCTTGGAGATTAGACGCTCGGTTATGTTGGTAACTGGGATACCAGCGGCACCTTCGCTCAAGCCGCCTCGGTTGAAGCCGGCTGGAGCAAACCAAACATCGGACTTAGCTTCGGAGCTTGCCAATACGCCCATCATAGCGACAGATGGCGGAATCCAGACAAGCTGTCCGCGGGTGCCCTCATCGCGGGTTTGAACCCAAGGATAGAAAGTGGCGCCATAACTGGAGTCAATTCGTCTATCCTTCAAGGCAATCGCAGCTGCTGTTGGAGTAGTTCCAATGCGGCTAGCTTTGTCAGCGTAATATTGCTCATGAGGTGGAATATATACACTTGCCAGATCGATAAGCGACATGGCATCTCCGCGCTCCTCACATACATTAATCATATGAGTAGTGAGCGCGTCGTTGGTAAGACCTGGAGTTGTCAACAAGTTCATGTTGATAAATTCAGGATCAGCTACCGAATCAATCGCTCTACGATAGGTATGATAGATATATGAGTTATCTTCCGTGGAAGACGCAGCCATTCCGTTGTTGTACACTGGATCTGGCTTACGGATATCAAATCCATCGAAACCACCCCAGAAAGGAGCAGTGAAGCGGCTGTATCCAGCGTTCAGTAGTTCGGTGTAGGATCCACTAGTGGCCGAGGCGAGGTTGCGGCGAGAGCCGGAAAGATAGTAATAACCTTGATTGACACTATCATATACAACGTCATCTAGTGAGAATACATAGCCGAATCCCTTAATGCCGGACGCGGGCGCAGTGCCAACTGGATCGTCTGGGAAGCCGGGGTACCACAATCTGTGTGAATCAGCTACGCTAGCATCAGGACGTGTGGAACTAGAAATTCTAGTAGTGGACATTCCGAAGTAAGCGTTTGTGGGATCACTCAAACCACCAGCGGACGCACTCACGCGGAGTCGCGTCGATGGCATCCCGAAGGATGCGGTGATTTTGCTTAATCGGTTTCCTAGATAATCTAAACCAGAGAGAGGAATATTTTCGCCACCGACAAGGAATGAGCCGGCCGTAGCGGCAGCGCCAGCGCCGATCACGCCGGTGACACCAGCAAATTTGGGAGGACCGAAGTAGCCAAACGGAAGCAAGACGGCATCAGTGGCGCCGGCGTCCACATCAGCGTTCATTTGAACGCGAATGAATTGAGAACGGTTAGGGTACTCACCATATTGCTTAAGCCTGCGTCCTGTAGTGTCCCAACTCAGGTAGGTATCGCCGATAATGCGAGCAACATAGTTGGGGGAAGTGGGATCAAGAGTGAGGTTATCATATCTCTCAACAATCTCCACCTTGTTATCTGTATCAAGAAGGTTGCGTAACACCACAGAGAAGGTACCATATTCGGTAGTTGTGGTTGCTGATTGTCTAATCTTCTCGATGGAAATCTTAAGGTTTTTGTCGAGCCACGCACCGTGGCCGCGGCCAATCAAGCGGAATAGTTTTTGCATACCTTCGGGGCTATATCCAACTGGAGCACCGAGATCTTGGCCGATGAACCAGCCAGCCTTAGCTTCGGCGGATGCCTGACCCTTCATTTGTGAGGGATCATTTCCTGAAGTGACACCAGAGGAACCACTTTGTCCGATACCTACGATAATACCAACAAGGTTGTCATTGGATGTTAGGTCGCCGGTGGCGCCGTCGCCACCATCACGGAGTTCCTGCTCGAAGGTCTCTCCTAGCCAGTAATCCTTAATAGAATCAGATGGATAGAAGGTTCCGGCAGTTGAGCAAAGTTGTGGATTGGTATTGAAACGTTTACGAATAAATGTTTCCTTTGAATCATCGAAGTCAAACAGAACTGTCTCTGTTCCGGTAGCACCACTAATCTGTACTTTGAACAGCCCGTTGGAATCAGAGGTAACCAAGGTACCAGCGGACGCAGTTAGGACGGCGTTGCCCATACCATCATAATATGCACCACTTAATACTAGTGTAGTACCTTGGCCATTCAAATACCAGATTGCGGCGAGAGAACCAGTTCCGATATCAGTACCATCGTATGTCACTGCGACAGAAGCCGATGGCCACACGAAAAGTCCGTATGCGCCACCATTGTTGCTGCCGCCGCCGGCCGTGATAGTATAATCAGTTTTCCAACCTGCGGCGGCGTCTCCGCCGGCGGTTGAACCAACGCTAGTTTGTTGTCCAAGAAGTCTCACATATGTAAGCGGAGCGACATTGGCTCTTAAAAACGCTTTTGCGGCATATGTTCCATACATTGGAGATTGATAGTTACCATCGCGATAAACATCACCACCTCCATTTCCTGGGACAGTATCTCCGAACATATTGACAAAATCGGAGTATGATTCAACCTTGGTTGGTTGCATAGCGAGACCGCGTGTTGAGCGTCCAATCACTACTGGACCGATCGCTTCTGCCGATTTAGGGATAAAGGAGTTATCAATTTCATTGATAAACACTCCAGGAGATACAAATTTGAAACTTTTTACTGACATGTTGTGGTTCCTCTTTCGAAAAGCAAGTATATTTAATGCCTAATCATACTTTAAATAGTATTTTTAAACCCAAAAGGATAGGCGACTTTCAATATTTAGTTCCTGAACTAATCTTACTTCAACCAAAGATTCGAATTACCCGCAGGAACCGTAGATTCTTGTGGAAACTGATATTCAACCGCATTTTCCTCAATTCTAACTAAGGGGCGATCATCGTTAATCCCTTCGCCAATTAAATAACCCAAAACATTGATCGTTACTTCGGTTGTAAACTCGCGCGATTCGGAACCTAAAGCGCTGACGTTGTTGTTGTGGGCAAACCCTTGTTGGATGAAAGCTTCATAAGAATGACCGTTTCTTTTCATTACAAACGAGTTGATTTGACCAGTTCTCGTCATAAAAGGGGCCATTAAATCATTCATCTGTTGTTGATATTCTGTCTTAATAAGAATTTTATAATCCACGCTCACATATACTGGAATGGGGATCGAGAGTGTTTGAACCACGATTTTCTTGTTAATTCTCGGATAATAGCGCTGTTCTGTTCCTGATGTATAATTTTCTCGTCTGGTGTTGCCAACTACTGCAAAATTCCTTGTCTTGTCTGGAACAATCCGTTTTGCAATAACAAACCTTCCTGCGCGGCCATTTCTCTTATCTGAGTAGAGATTAGCTTGATAGGATCCTTTCTTTGCCGGGTCTTTGTTTATATTAGTACGCTCTACACTCACCACAGGCAAGATGATAGCATCATTATCATCTCTTAAGTCCTCGCGGTTCTTAACTTGAAAGGCGCGCTCTGGGACCTGCCACAATACTGGCACTTTTTTGAACCCCTGATTACTACGCGCAGATAAATTTAAATCTTCTTTCAACCAGCTTACGATAGAATAATCAATATCTTCGAGAGTCGAAGATAACATCCCGATTTCTCTAAGAGAGTATTCTCCCGAACCCGTAGGCAACATTGCAAAATCAAAATTATCAGGTAGCATCAAAAAGTCCCTGTCTAGCTTTCCTACATTGGGCGACGATCTCAAATGTTTGACCAGCTTGACCAAACAAGAGTT